CAGTAGAAGCTGCGAGACTAGAGCATAAGATGCGTAAAAAGCATGAACAATTGGCTCAGGTATCACAGCAAACTCAAGAGTTACAAGCTCAAGAGTTTAACAAATACTTGGAAGAACAACAAAAACTTCTTAGTCAAAAAGTTCCAGAATTACTTGATGCACAAAAAGGGCCTCGTTTCAAAGAAGAAATGAGAAACTATTTAGGCAACATTGGATTTAATGACTCTGAAATCAACAGTGTATACGATCACAGATACGTGATGCTTGTTAAAGATGCGATGTCATATCGTAATCTACAAAAAGCAAAGCCACAAATAAAGAAGAAAGTGGCCAATGCTCCTAAAGTTGTTAAAGGTGGAGTGGCGAGAAGTAAAGCTCAGTCAGATGCTGAAGCAAAACGTCAACAACTCTCACGGTTACGAAAGACTGGACAGGTCAGAGACGCTGCTAAGTTTTTTCGTAATTTAATTTAAAAATAACAAGGAGGCCTTATGGCACAACCAACAAACTTATTTGATACGTTTGAAACGGTAGGTATTCGAGAGGACTTGGTGGATGTAATTTACAACATTTCTCCAGAAGATACTCCAATACTGTCTGCAATTCCTAGAACTGCAGCAAAATCAACTAAGCACGAATGGCAACTAGACGCATTAGCAACACCTGCAACTAACGCAGTTATTGAAGGTGATGATGCAACGATAGATGCTATGACTGCAACAACTAGAGCATTTAACTTTTGTCAAATTTCTGACAAAGTGATCGCACTTTCTGGAACTCAATCTGCAGTTGATGCTGCTGGCCGAGCTGACGAAATGGCGTATCAAATCGCAAAAAAATCGAAAGAATTAAAGAAGGACATGGAATTCGACATTATCGAGCCTAATGTACAAGTTTCAGGTTCTGCAACCGCTGCTAGAGAGCTAGGATCTATTCCTACTTGGATTAAAACTAACGGTGATGCAGGAACTTCTGGTTCACTTTCTACTGGTTCTGGTACTGACTTACCTGGTTCAGGTACAGATAGAGACCTTACTGAAGCTATCCTAAAAACAGTCATTAAAGAAGTTTATACTTCTGGTGGTGACATGGATATGCTGGTATGTCCTCCATCTGTAAAACAAGTTATATCTGGCTTTAACGCTAATACAACTCGTTTCGGCCCTGCTGGTGATAAGACTGAGTATGCTGCGATTGACGTTTATTCGTCTGATTTCGGTGACATCAGAATTGTACCAAACAGAGTAATGGCTACCACAGACGCTAAAGATGTATTTATCATCCAGCGTGATATGATGGCTACTGCTTACCTAAGAGACTTCGAGATTCAGGATCTTGCCAAAACTGGTGACTCTGAGAAGAAACAACTTTTAGTTGAGTATACTTTGGAAGTTAGAAATGAAGCCGCACACGGTATCATTTTGGACATTAACCAATAATACTAATTAGGTGTGGGAGCTTCGGCTCCCCACCTTTTATTTAAGGATAAAACATGAATAAAGCTCCAACAACATTTAAGCCTGGTGCTACACAAACTGTAGCTGTAGGTTCGTCATCTGCTGCTTCTAATGCAGTCAATGCACAAACAAGAGATATTAGAATAGTGACTACTGTAGATGCTTATGTAGAAATTTCTTCAGCACCTACTGCAAGTTCATCATCATTTATTTTACCAGCATTTACTGTTGAGTATTTTAGAGTTGCTGGATCTGATAAAGTTGCTGTATTAAGAGTTGGTTCTGTAACAGGAACTGCAAGAGTAACTGAACTTAGTCAATAATGAGACCAGGTTTTATATCATTACGAAGTCAGGATCGCTACCGTAACCGTAGGACAGATGTACCTAATGATGCCCTAAACCTAGAAGATTTAACATATTTATTATTAGAAACAGGCGATAACATCATACGTGAAGATGGTGTTGGTGTTTCATACTTTACTGACACACCTATTCAAAATTAATGAGAAAAGCAAAGGCTTATCAAGAACACACACCAGGCGTAAAGAAAAGAACTTCTATTGGCCATAGTGTTCGATCAAGACCTAAAAATAAACAAAAACGAAGAAGTTTTAAAAAGTACATTGGACAAGGCAAATGAAATTTTCAGAACTTGTAAAATTATTAAAAGAGAAAGAACAACTTTCCAAACCTAAAAAGAAAAAGAAAAAGAGGATAAAACATGGCTGATAGTAAAATTAGTGATTTGACAGCATTGACTTCGGCTGCTGCTGCAGACGTACTACCTATAGTAGACACCAGTGCAACTGCCACTAAAAAAATAACAATCACCGATTTATTTACAGGTACTGTATTTAATGAAGATGGTGATTCAGTAGACACAAGATTTGAAGGTGATACTAAACAAGATTTATTATTTATTAAAGGTAGCACAGATAAAATAGGCATTAACTTTGATAGTCCTGCATTAAGACTTCATGTAGTAAATGATCTAGCATCAAGTCCAGTATATGCAACTACCCAATGTGCTGTATTTGAAGATGATAATAGACCAGGTATTCAAATGGCTGGTAGTGCTAATAACATAGGGCTTATTGACTTTGGAGATAATGCTGCTTCTAACTCTGGTGGTATTGTTTATAAACACGCATCAGATTCATTTGCTTTTGTCGCTGCTGGTGATGAACAAGTAAGTATATCTAATGGTGTACTTGGGCCGATTACAGATTCAGATGTAGACTTAGGCACAACCTCTTTACGTTTTAAAGATACATTTGTAGATTCAATTACTGTTACTGGTGAAATAGATGGAGCAAGTTTAGACATATCTGGTGATGCCGATATAGATGGAACTACAAACTTAGACATAGTAGATATTGACGGAGCTGTCGACATGGCCACTACCTTAACACTTGCTGGTAACGCTGACTTTAATGGCGATTTAGATGTTGATGGCACAACCAATTTAGATGTGGTTGATATAGACGGTGCAGTAGATATGGCAAGCACACTCACTGTTGCTGAAGCTATTAATGGTGCATTAAAAAGATGGACAGCATACACTGCAAACTTTACAGCAGTAGCTGGAGACAGAATACTTGCTGATACATCTGGTGGTGCATTTACAGTAACACTTCCTGCATCCCCTGCAGTTGGTGATGAAATACACATACTAGATAGTGCTGCATCATTTGATAATAACAATTTGACCGTTGCTAGAAATAGTAAAAAAATACAAGGATTAACTGCAGATTTAACTTTAACAACTGAAAATACAGGTATTGGACTTGTGTTTATGTCTGATACTTATGGTTGGAGAGTTTTAGTTGATGCTTATGCAGTAGATACTACGGAGCTGTAGTATGGAGGATATTTACAATCCTAACCAACAAATTCACATTGATAGGGGTACACGTAAACTTGTCGTAAGAAGCAGTCAAGATACGACCCCTATCCTAGAACAAAATAAAATATTTCGTAATCATGTACCTGAAGCACAAAGAGGTGATCTTCAACGTATTGCACAGATACCATTAATTGCTTTAAAGTTAAAAACTAAAGAAAGATTTGGTCATTCTAATTTTTACAAGTTAGACAATGAACAACAAAAGTCTCTTATACGAGAAATGGTAAACAGTAATGAGTATATGTATTTTAGAACAGGAGAAAAACGGTTATAATGGCTTTAGATACATACGCAAACTTAAAAACTTCTATTGCTAATTTTTTAGCACGTGATGATTTAACTTCAGAGATTGATGATTTTATTGATCTTACTGAAGCTGACTTTAACCGTAGATTAAGAATAAGAGACATGGAAACATCTCTTGCTTTTACTATAGATGAAGAACAGGAATCTTTACCAACTGGTTTTTTACAAGTCAGAAGTTTTGTTTTGGGTACAGACCCAAAAACTGCATTACAATTAATGAGTCCTTTTCATCAAGCTGAAACACAAGGTTCTAGCACGACTGGTAGACCAAGAGCATATTCTATTGAAGGTTCAAAGTTTCGATTTAGTCCTGCTCCAGATTCTTCATACAGTTCTACTATAGTTTATTACAAAGCATTTACTGCTTTGTCATCATCAAACACATCAAATAATATCTTAGATAAATTTCCTGATGTATATTTATATGGTGCATTGTATTTTGCTAGTACATTTATTCGTGGCATGGATCCACAAACTGTTGCACAATTTAAAGGCCAATACGAAGCTGCTTTACAACAAGTAGAAATGGCAGACGAGAAAGACAAGTATAATGGTACTCCTTTAGTACAAAGATCAGGTATTAATATTAACAATTTTGACAACGTAAAATAATGCAAGTACCTTTTGGAGAATGGCTACCTGACCTACCAGATCACGTAAACCCTGGTGCAACGCAAGCTAAAAATGTATTTCCTGCTGTAAACAGTTATAGACCATTTAATGCTATATCTAATACATCTAGTAATGCTTTAGACGCAAGATCACAAGGCGGAAGAGCTTTTAAATCAGACAGTGGTGTCGTTAGTATATTTGCAGGTGATGCTACAAAACTATATAGATTAGTTGCAAACTCTTTTGTAGATGAAAGTGGTGGCACTACATTTAATACACCATCTGAAGGTTATTGGGATTTTGTTCGTTTTGGTGAAAGAGTCATTGCTTTTAATGGAGTAGATGCACCTCAAGCATGGACATTGGATTCATCTACTGACTTTGCTGCATTAGCAGGATCACCACCAAACTTTAGACACGCTGCAGTTATTAATAACTTTGTTGTTACAGGCTTTACCACTACTGCACAAAACACTTTAAACTGGTCAAGTTTTAATGATCCGACTGCATGGACTGCTGGTGTTAATCAGGCTGATACAGAAACACTACCAGAAGGCGGTGGTATTACAGGTATTACTGGTGGACAGTATGGATTAATATTTCAAGAAAATAGAATTACCAGAATGGATTATCGTGGTGGTAATACCGTATTTTCTTTTAGACGTATTGAAGAAAACAGAGGAGCTATACAGGGCAAAAATGTAATTCAGGTTGGTAATTTAGTTTACTATTTATCTGAAGATGGTTTTTATGTAACTGATGGACAAAGTTCAAAACCCATTGGTGCGAACAAAGTAGATCGTTTTTTCTTTGGAGATTTAAAAGATTCTCTAAGAGAAAGAGTACATGGATTTTATGACCATGAAAACAAATTAGTGATGTGGTCTTATCCTTCTGCAACTGGATCTAGTACAGCCACTCAAAATGATAAATTAATTATATATCATATTGCAAGTGATAGATGGTCTCAAGTGGAATTAGATCACGAAGTTATTATAAGTTTCTTATCACCTGGTTCTACATTAGAAGAACTGGATGATTTTCCTACATCTGGTACAAATGACATAGATGCTATTACAGTATCATTAGACTCACCACAGTTTATTGGTGGTATTCGTAGTGTTGGTGTATTTAACACAAACCATAAACTAGGATCATTTGAAGGATCAGCATTAGCTGCAACTATTGGCACTGGAGAGACAGAAATATTTAGTCAAAACAGGTCATTGGTAACACACGTAAGACCAATAGTAGATACAACTGCTGCTACTGGCACAATAAGTTTTCGTAATAGAGTTGCTGACTCTGCTACAACTACAAGTGCTGCGACTATGCACAGCACAGGAACAATACCGTTTCACAAATCAGCAAGATATTTTAAATTTAATCTCGTTATACCTGCAGGATCAACATGGTCTGATGCACAAGGTTTAGACGTAGAAGCAATAAAAGAAGGATATAGATAATGACAACAGGTTTGTTAGGAGATACATTGTTTTTAGATCAATTACAAAAAACATCAGAAATATTAGGAGGTCAAGTACAAAATGTAAATCCTTTTGGTAATTATAATCCTACTTTAGCGTCTGACTTTGTTAATACACCATTTGGTGTACCCGTTGCACAAAATAGATTTGTAGGCAATCAGTTTCAAACGCCTGATCTAACTGGTTCAACTTACACACCAGGCAATTTTAGTTTAGCTCCAGGTGCAGGTTTTAATTTTGGTAATTTTGGAAGTTACACACCACTGCCTTTTAATCAAGGCAATGTTGCTACGACTACTACACAACCTGGTCTTTTAGCAGAAGTTGAAAGAGCAATGGGCGGTCGTGGTGGAGATCGTCTTGACGATAGATTAGGAGGAATCGGTTTAGAACGTGTAGGAAACATGAATTTAAGTATAGATCCACTTACAGGCAGAATTGAAGTACTTGATCCTAGTTCTATTTCTTCAAGTTTACTAACAGATATTGCTGCAGTACAAAAATTTACACCAGCAGGATTGTTAAATTCAGCATTAAGCGGTAACGCTACAGATTATGGTAAACAATTAGATAGAATAGAACAACAATACGGTAAAGCTGTAGCTGACGAAATTGCTGCTACTGTAAGAGAAAGTTATGGCCCTGGCAAAGCAACACCTTCAGGAGTTTTACGAACAGGATTGCAAATAGGTGATAAAGTAGACTTAGGTGGTGGTATCAAAGGATTTATAAACAAACAAGGAAATTTCCAAAGAGGAACTCCTGTTGGAGAGATAACTAAACCAACACCTGCTCCAGCACCTGCTCCAGCACCTGCTCCTGATCCTACTCCTGTTAAAGGAGATGGCAAGGGTCCTAATAGACAAGCAAGTAAAGCTGATCGAGACAGAGCCTCAAAAGGTAAAACAGGAGGAGGTTTCTGCTTTGATCCTAGCACTCTTGTACAAATGTTTGATGGATCAGAAAAAAGAATTAAAGATATTAAACTTGGAGATAAAACAAAAGGTGGAGAAGTTACAGGTGTGTTCCAATTTAAAGCTTCTGATGAAATACATAATTACAAAGGTGTAACGGTAGCAGGTAGTCACTACGTTAAAGAAAACGGTAAGTTTATAATGGTTCAAGATAGCCCTATTTCAGTAAAGATAGATAAAATACCTGTGGTGTATTCACTAGACACAACTAGACGTAGAATATTTATTAAAGACATTGAGTTTGCAGATTACAATGGAGACGGTATTGCAAAAGGTTTCTTAGCAAACGCAGGAGTTGATTTAACAGGTTTTGATAAAGAAGTGCTGAGACAAGTAGAAAACAGGTTAATTTAATGGCTAGTAAAATAGACCTACAATACATTTATCAAAACAAAGACGCTGATCTTGAGTTTCAATTAGTGGTTGAAGAACTTACTAATCAATTAATACGATACCATAATGATGAAAACCAAGAGGTTGTATCATGGTTTCTTGCATAAACTGCGATCATCATTGTCATTGTGGTAACAACGGTGTTTGTGCAGTTTGTAAATGTGCTAACTGCGAACATCCAAACGCACTAGATGAGTTTTGGAAAAGACTTGAAGACAATGCAGGAGCAATGATTAATTTAACAAAACATAAGGACTAATGGCACATAACTATACAAACGCTAAAGTTGATTTAACATCTACAGACGAAACAACTTTTTACACTGCACCTTCAAATGGTCAGTCTATTGTTAAATCTATATTGGTTAGTGAAGATGCTGGTGCAACACCAACACTTACAATTACACTTACTGATGCAGAAAGTAGTCCAGCAACTTTTAGTTTATTTAAAACAAAAGCATCTACTGCCAACGGTACAGCGGAATTTTTGACTTCACCATTGGTATTAAAATCTAGTGAAATATTGAAAGTAACTGCATCTGCAGCTAATCAATTACACGTAGTAGCCAGTATATTAGAAATTACATGATCGGAATAGTACAAATACCAAAAGAAAACATAGAAGCAGTTTGGAACTTAGTTGACGATTCTATTACTAAAGCCCTTGCTTACTCAGGTCATCACTTTAATACGTCAGATATTTACGAAGCGTGTTGTAGTGGGGATAATCAACTATGGTTAGGTTGGGAAGAAGAAGCGAAACAAAAACTAAAAGCGGTTGTGGTAACAAGAATTATAGTTCGGCCAAATAGCAAGGTTGCTAACATTTTTATCTGTACTGGTAAGAATAGAAAAGATTGGCAAGACGGATTGCACGATATAGAGAAATGGGCTAAAAGTAACGAGTGTACTCACTTTGAAACTTATGCCAGACCAGGTTGGTCAAAAATATTAAACAACAAGGGTTTTAAAACAACTCATTATTTACTAGAAAAGAAATTGGAGAAATAAGTATGTCAAGTGGCGGTGGAAATCAAACAACTACATCAAGAACAGAGCCTTACGCACCTGCAGAACCGTTTTTGAAGGATATATTAGGTGAAGCACAAAACATTTACCGTAGTGGATTAGGTAGAGAGTTCTTTCCCTCAAGTACAGTAGTACCATTTGCAGAGCAAACACAACAAGCTCTTAATTTACAACAAGCTCAGGCCTTAGAACAAGCACAAAATTCAGCACTACAAGCACAAGCTGCACAGACCTTTGGACAGTTTGCTGGTTCTCCTATGTCTTCTTACACAGGTAGAATGGGTCAAGGTATGGGGTCATCTTATGGTCAACTTACTCCACAAGCAGACTATTTAACAGGTATTCGTGAAGGCATAACTTCAGACGTATTAGGTTCAGTTCAGTCACAATTTGGTGGTATGGGTAGAACAGGCACTTCACCACAGGCTCAACAAGCAGTAGCCAGAGGTATAACTCAAGCGTATGCACCAATTGCCAGTCAATTAGCTTCGACAGAACGTGGTAGAGAAATGCAGGGATTAGAAAGTCAACTGGGAAGACAGTTTAGTGGATCACAAGCAGATATAGGTCGGCAACAAGCAGGCATGGAATCTGCATTTGGTAGACAATTACAAGCTGCAGGACAGCTTCCAGGTATTCAACAAGGTTTAGATTTACGTAGGCAACAAGCTATCGCATCATTAGGTGGAGTAGGTTCTGCTTACGAAAACTTAGCACAAAGACAATTACAAGATCAGATTGCAAGATTTCAATTTGGTCAAACAGCACCCATGCAACAATTACAACAATACGCTGGACTTATTAGTCCAATAGCAAGTGGTTTCCCTACTGGTGTAAGCAATGCACCAAGTCAACAATCTGGTGGACTAGGCGGTGCCTTTGGTGGAGCTGTAGCTGGTTCTGCTTTAGGAGCTCCTGGAGCTATTGGTGGTGCTGTATTAGGCGGATTAGGATTTTTATAGGATATAATTATGGTACAATTTAAAAACCCACTCACAAACCCTGGAGGATTTTTTTCATCACAACCAGGTGGTTTCTTTGCACCTCCTGAAGGTGGTAGAACACTAACAGGATTAATAGGTGATCCAAGAGTAAACATAGGACTTGCTATTGCACAAGGACAACCTATTGGTCAAGCAATACTAGGTGGTGCTTTACAAGCCAAGGAAGTACGTGATGCCCTGAAACCTGAAGAAGAAACATTTGCAACTACAAAACAAGCATATAATCCACAAACAGGAGAAATAGTTTTTGCAAATGAAGAACAAATAGCAACACAAGGTTTACAGCCAATACCAGATGCGTCATCAGATTTACCGACAGATCAAGAAAATTATAATTTAGCTGTTCAACAAGGTTTTACAGGAACTTTTATGGAATATCTAAAAAATGTTAAACAACCACTTGTAAAAATGGCAGAAGGTGAAAGCACATTTGAAAAAGAAGCAACTAAATCAGGATTTGAACAAGTAAAAAAAGCATCAGAAGTAGTACAAAATTTTTCTGAAATTGAAACTCGTTTAAATGTTTTAGATCAACAGTTAAACGCCATAGACCCTGTTGACACTGGCAGATTAGAAAAACTAAAAATGCCATTTAAACAAATATTAGCCGACTTAAATGTTTTACCACAAGAAAATTTAGATAAACTATCGCAACAAGAATTATTTAATGCAACTACATCTTTTATTATACCTCGTATGAGAGTTGCAGGATCAGGGTCTACATCAGATTTTGAAGCAAATTTATTTAGAGAGGCTACAGCAAATATAGAAAATACAGTAGAAGGAAATAGGGTTATTGTTGGTGGCATGAAATCTATTGCAAGATACAATAAAAAAAGGCTTTCCCTCATGGAAAAATATTTAAACGAAAATAAAAATTTACTCGGTTTTGGTGATTTTGCTGATGCAGAGTTAGGCTCTGTTTTTGAAACATATTCTAACGAGACAGAATATGAGGATAAGGTAAAACAAGGTATTTTAAAAACGGGTGATTTTGTTTACGATGCAATTAACAGTCAGTTTAGAATTTTAACAGAACAAGATATAAAAGGAGCATATTAATGGCAGCACCAGGACCAGTAGAATATAAAAGAGAAGCACCAGTTAACATCGGTACAAATATAGCAAGAACTTCTTTAGGACAAGGATTGTTATTTGGTTTTGGTGATGAAGTAGAGGCGTTTGCAAGGTCTTTGTACGATGAAAGAGATTATTCAGATATTGTAAAAGAAGTTAGGGATGAAATAGATGTTTTTAGACAACAAGCACCAGTTGCTGCTTATGGATCAGAAATTATAGGATCACTACCTACAGCTTTATTAGGCGGTGCAGGATTAGCTCGTTTAGGCTTAAAAGGAGCAGGAAAAATTGGAGCTATTGAAGGAGCAATTTACGGAGCAGGAGCTTCTGAAGGTGACGTTACTACTGCGGAAGGATTGCAACAAAGAGTTACTGGAGCAGCAACAAGTGCAGCTTTAGGAGGTGCAATATCAAAAGCAGCTTCTAAAGTTTTACCAATTAAATCAAAACAAGCTAAAAAATTACAAAAAAAAGGCATACCATTAACACCAGGACAATCTTTTAGAGATGGGCCATCAATAGGTTCAACTTTAATTACAGCTTTAGAGGATCTTTCTACATCTTATCCAGGTGCTGGAGCTCCAATACAAGCAAAACGTCTTGATACATTAGTGCAATCTAATAAAATATTACTTCAAGAAGCAATAGAACCGTTAGGTATCAAAATACCAAAAACAATAAAAACTGGTCGTGAAGCCTATGAGTTCGTGGATGATATTATCAGCAAAGAATATGATAACATTGTTGGTAAATTAAAATTAAATAATACAACAAATTTACAATCAAAAATTTTAGACTCAGTAGAAGATTCAGTTTTAGATACAAAAGAACAAAAAAAGGTTTTAACTTATGTTGATAAATATATTACTAATAAAATTAAAGATGGTAAATTAAGTGGAAAAGATTTAAAAAATGCACAAACAGAACTACGTAGATTAAATATTAGTTTTGTAAAAAAAGGTGGGTTTGAAGGCGAAATAGGTCTACAATTTAAAACTATAAAACAAATACTAGAAGATGAAATTGATATACAAAATCCTAATGCAAGTGAGTTAGTTAAAATAAATACAGTATATCGTAATTTAATACCTTTGAATGATGCTATGCAACAAGCTGTAATTAATGAAGGTGTCTTTACACCTGCACAGCTTCTAAGGGCAATTAGGAAAGCAGATTCAACTATGAGAAAAACTGGTGTTATAAAAGGTGAAGCACCATTACAAGCTACAGCAGAAACAATGCAAAATGTTCTTGGTTCAGGTTTTCCTGAAAGCGGAACTGCATCACGTTTACTTGCACAAGACATTATCTTAAATCCTTTAAAAGCTGGTAAATTAGTAGTACCAGGTCTTGCATCAGAATTATTAATGTCAAGACCATTAGGTAGGTCACCTACAACTGGATTGTTGGGTGCATTAGAGCCAATAGCAAGAGGCACAGCTCCTTTTGTTGGTTCACTCACTTCAATCAATCCAACAAAAGATTTTAACAATACAAATAACTAAGAAAATAAACTAGGAGAATAAAACAATGGCTGGAACAGGCGTAGGAAAATTTAGTTCAACAGCAGGTAATAATACCGACAACTTGACTGTGAACTTTGCAGAAAACATGGCACCCTCAAATGTCAATAACGCTGCAAGAGAATTAATGGGACATATCAGAGATATGTACGAACAACTTGGAGATGGATATTTCGAGTTTGGAGATGGAGATAAGGACTACACGATAGCTCGTGTTGATGCCGATACACTCACTATAGCTTCATCTGCTGACTTATCTGCTATTTATTTTGCAGGTAGAAAGATTAGAGTAACTGATGGTGGAGCAAATGTAGTAGAAGGTACTATTACATCTACATCACACGGATCTAGTTTACAAACTGTAAACCTTACAGGTATCTCTTTAGCTTCTGGCACTCCTACCAAAGTTGAATTAGGTATAGATACTGCTGCGTTTGGTGGAAAAATTATACTTGATGACGATGGCGATACATATATCGAAGCTCCTACTGACGATACTATCGACATCTATGTTGCAGGTGCAAAAGACTTTGTAATTACAGCCAATACATTTACTGCTGAGTCAGGTAGTACAATCGCTGCACAAGCTCTAACAGCTACAACTCTTACAACGACAGGTGCAATCGCAATACCTAATGATGGTAACATTGGTTCGGCAGGAGATGCTGACGCAATCGCTATATCATCATCTGGTGTTGTAACCTTTTCACAAGCACCAGTATTTCCTGATGGCTCTATAGCTGTTGCCGATCTAGATATAGACGGAGCAACAGACATTGGAGCTGCAATCGTTGATGCAGATTTATTTATTATTGATGATGGTGCAGGCGGTACAAACCGTAAAGTAACAGCATCAAGACTTAAAACTTATGCAGGTGCTACTGCAGCATTTACTGAAGCTGTAACTATTACTGTGACTGATAACTCAGACACACTTACTTTAATATCAACTGATGCTGACGCAAACCAAGGACCAATTTTAGATTTTTACAGAAACTCTAGTAGTCCTGCTGATAATGACGGAATTGGACAAATTAACTTTACTGGTAGAAATGATAATTCTCAAGATGTAGTTTATGGACAACTTCTTGTTACAGCACAAGATGTTAGTGATGGCACAGAAGATGCTGTTTTGAGTCTTAATTCAATGAAAGGCGGTGAGCTTAAAGCAATGGTAGGTTTAAGTGCAACTGAGATAGTTTTGAATAATGAATCAGCTGACATAGACTTCCGAGTAGAGTCAGACGGTAACGCTAATATGTTGTTTGTTGATGGTGGTAATAATGCTGTAGGTATTGGTCTTAACACTCCAGCAAGTTATAACGCTAAAGCTGATGATTTAGTTGTTGGAGGAACTACAGGGGATCATGGAATTACTATCGTAGCTGAAAATAATAAAGAAGGTGCTCTTTATTTTGCTGATGGCACATCTGGTGATGCCGAATATAGAGGTTATGTAATGTATGACCACAATGACGATAGACTGGAGTTTGCCGCTAGTGGTGCAGGCATAATGACCTTAGAAGATGCACAAATGAAAATAGGAACTTTTACAGATGTTGCAAGTTCAAAACTTCAGGTGTTTGAAAGCCAAGCTAACGTAAGAGTGGCATTTTTTCAATCTACTCATTCATCAACACCTTTTGGACTATTAGTAGATTTTGATGCAGCTGCTCCTAATAATGGTACTCAGTCATTTATAGATTGTATAGATAGTAGTGCCAGTAGATTTTCTGTAACATCCAATGGTGCTGTTTTTGGGAATGGAACATTTGGAACATTATCTGATGAAAGAATAAAAAAAGATATTGTAGATGCTAACTCGCAATGGGATGACATCAAAGCAATTAAGGTTAGAAACTTTAAAAAGAAAGTTGATGGAGATTCTGCTATTGTTGAGATAGGTGTTGTTGCTCAAGAACTAGAAGCTGTAAGTCCTAAATTAATTTCAGAATTAGAACCGAGCAATGGTGAGGTTGCAGCACACTCAGATTTTGGAACTCTTTGGACAACAGATGATGCTGAAACTAAAGATGGTGTTGATGCTGTCCTTTATACAGCAGAAGATACAGATGTTATTAGTGGAAGAAATGAAGTTGGAGAAATAAAAACTCCTGCAACACACTCCAAAAAAGTAGGCGATATAAAAGAAAGTAAAGAAAAAGTCAAAGGTGTTAAGTATTCTGTTCTTCAAATCAAAGCCTTGAAAGCTTTACAAGAAGCTATGACTCGTATAGAAACTTTAGAAACTAAAGTAAAAGAATTGGAGGGCTAATATGTTTACATTAAATAATAAAGAATATGACGAATCTAAATTATCTGATAAAGGTAAAGCATCTTATAATAAACTTATAAAAGTTGCTGAACAAAAATCTGATTTAGATATCGTTGCTAATTATTGGACAGCACAGCTTCAAAGTGAACTTCCAAAAGAAGAATCTAAAGAAACTGATGGAACAACACAATAAAGAAGCTATTATCCGTATTGAGGGTAAACTTGAGCTAATGGACAACAAGCTTACTACCCTCAAGGATAATCATTTGTTTCATATTGAAAGAGATATGAGACAACTGAGAACTCTTGTTTGGTTTATAGGAACTACTGTTTTTTTACAAATGTGTTACCTAATCATACGTACTTTGATGTAGTCTTGCACGTCTAGTGCAAATCAACTAAATATTAAGTATGAAAAATAAGTGCATACTGATTATTTCAGATACTCATTGTCCTTATCACCATCCTGATTTAATTCCTTTTTTAAAAACTATTAAGAAAAAATACAAACCTGATCGTGTAATACATATAGGTGATGAGGTAGACTCACACGCTATAAGTTTTCACGACAGTGATCCTGATTTATATAGTGCTGGAGACGAACACAAACAATCACTGCCTACAATACACGCTATGGAAAAACTATTTCCTGTTATGGATCTTATGGATTCTAATCATGGTAGTCTAGTATACCGCAGACAAAAAGCTAGTGGCTTGCCTAGGGCTGCCATGAAGTCCTATAATGAGTTTTTAGAAGTAGGGCCTGGTTGGAAATGGCACGATGATCTTCTTATCACCATGTCAAATGGACAACAGGTTTATTTTTGTCATGGCAAATCAAATAATGTCTTAAAAGTAGCACAACAATATGGTTGCCCTACAGTTCAGGGCCACTATCATTCCTCATATTCTATTTTGTACTGGGCTAACCCTAATAACCTTAACTGGGGTATGCAAGTTGGCTGTCTTATAGATGCAAAATCTTTGGCTTTCGAGTATTGCAAAACACAAAAGTCTCGACCTATTATTGGCTGTGGAATAATTATAGATGGACTGCCAAAATTATTACCAATGGTATTGTCAAAAGGAGGTCGTTGGAATAAAGTGTGTCCATGAAGACACTGGACAAGCAAATAAAAGGCGATCACTACAAAAGATTTATCATACAACCAGCAGAATTTATAAACATCAATAATCTTCCCTATGCGGAAGGCAATGTTATCAAGTACGTTTGTAGGCACAAATACAAGGGTAAAAAAGAAGATATAGAAAAAGCTATACATTACTTGGAAATGATAATAGAAAGAGATTATGAATAACGTGGCACGCATGGAGATTCCAAACAGGATGAGATCCGTTAATGTTCGTATGTTGATTGACGATATGCCCATCGTAGCAACTATGGATTACCTTATAAGCGATAGTGGAATTTCACCTGTAGCGGTATGGGTAAAGACAAAGAAATCAGAATCCACATTAGACAGAGAATTACGCAGTTCTGGCAAAGCAGTATCTTTACTGTTGCAGTATGGCTGTTCTCTCAAAGAAATATCAGAAACATTTACTAGAGATAGCATCATAGGATCTGTTGTTTGGTATTTGTTTAAAAACACAGAAGATATATTACAAGGCAATCAACCTGACAAGTTGCCAAAACTATCTACACAACCGTCAGGGTATACAATAAAATGAACGAAGTAAAAGAACGCATAAAGGCACACGAAGGCTATAGATTATCTCCATATCATTGCACAGAGGGTCACTTAACTGGCGGATGGGGTCATAAGATACTAGATGGTGAAGATGTACCCACTACACAAGAAGGTTGGTCAGAGCTATTCGACAAAGATTACGACAAAGCACACGAAGGTGCAAAGACATTAGTTTACGAACACCTAACTGGTACAGGGTTCTCAGAATTAGAAGACAAGAAAAAAGAAACGATAGAAGGCGTACTGACTGAGATGTGTTTTCAACTTGGTCAAAGCGGAGTACGAAAGTTTCGTAAGATGTTTGCAGCTATTGGCAAAAAAGATTTTCCAGAGGCAGGTAAACAAATGCGAGACAGTCTTTGGCACAAACAAACACCTGCTCGGTGCATAGAGCTTAGTCATATCATACAAAACTTATAAGGACATATATGTTACAATTATTAATTAAGCCTCTCTTAGGGGTGGCTGGTGATGTTGTTAAGGGTGTAGTCGAAACAAGAAAAGCTAAATCTCAAGCAAAACTTACTGAGATCAAAGCTACTACAGCATTAAAAGAACAACAAATAGCTGGCAAAGTATCTTGGGAAGCATCAGCAGTAAATCAAATGCAAGGCTCATGGAAAGATGAAGTTTCTTTGGTGGTGCTACTCGCCCCAGCGGTTCTCGTTTTTATTCCTGGTTGTCAGGAGTTTGTCAAAACTGGGTTCATTGCTTTACAAGAACTCCCTACATATTATCAGCACCTATTGTACATAGCAATCAGTGCATCATTTGGAATTAAGGGAGCTGGACAAGCAGCTAAAATGTTTATCAAAAAATGATCTGGGTGATAACTGCTATGCTAGTCTACCACGATGTAGATAAGCCAAAAATGACAGATTATATGATTAAATCTTTTGATACTAAGTTTGAGTGTATTGAATACACATGGGAGAACAAAGTAGACATGATAGATGAACTTCTAGAGATGCACAGAACCTTAGATGGCAATAATCTTAAGACATTTGGATTCTATTGTGAAAACAGATACGTTGATATGGATGAGGTATGATTAAAAACATAATTATTGCTGTAGGTATAACTGTACTTATGCTGTGGGCTTTTAGTGCGTTGATGGACAATGCTATGGCAGACGTAACGGGTTCTGGAGCAACAACCAATACACAATCTACAACTGGCACATCTGCTACCAACACTGCTATTACTGGTGGCTATCACAGTGAGGCTACA